AACAGGTTGGCCAGCGGCTCGCCGCGGTCGCTGGTCTGCCAGGCGGAAGCCCAATCCTCTTGCATCCTGCGGCGCCTGCGGATCGGGACTATGTTGCCGTAATCCTCCTCGCCATTGGGTGCGGGGGATCCGTCATCAAATAAGACTGACACGGCTATGCCGCGCGATCGAGGTGCTCGCGTTCGTGCTTTTTAACGAAATCCTGTGCCGCCTCGATCATGAGCGACGTCATTGTGCGATCGCCGGGCATCGAGGCGCGCAAGATTTGGATGGTTTCCGCCAATTCGGCGGGAAGTCTCAGCATAAGGCGATACGGTTTCTTCACGACTTCGCTCCCGTCGACACGTTATCGTATGCTTGATTGTGTCTGTGGGCAACGGCTTTAGTTACGGCCGATACGGCCTAGATCGCCCCGACGCCCTGCATGATCCACCCGGCAACGTGCATGTCGCGGATGGCGCATTCGTGGCGCAGCACGGCCGTGGCGTGGCGCTGCATGGCGTGGAGCATGCTCACACTGATCCAGTGGTCCAGCCGCAGTTGTTCGGCCGCTGCCAGGCGTCCGGCGCCGCGGCGCCGTGCCTCCGTCATCACCGCGTCGCAGGCGTCGCCGAACGCCATCCAGTTCCACGCCACAAGCTCGCCGTAGCCTGGGATCATCCGGCGCAGGTCTGGCACGACGTGCTCGCGGAACGTGGCGGCGAAGTCCGGGGTCATTCTGCCGCGGTCCAGAACAGGTCGACGGCGCCTTGCGCGGCCATCGTGAGGTTCTTCCGCGCCACGTCGAAGTAGCTCCGCTTCAGCTCCACGCCGATGAACCGGCGCCGCAGTTTGACCGCGCAATGCCCCTCGCTGCCGATGCCGGCAAATGGCGACAAGACGGTATCGCCCTCGTTGGACCACATCAGGACGCACCGCTCGATCAGGTCCAGCTGCAGCGGGCAGATGTGCCGCTCATCTGCGTTGTCGCGCGCCTGCTGGACGTTGAGCGTGTTCGTCTGCCGGATGTCCATCCAGACCGGCGAGGCCCACCGCTGCCATTGCTCAACGGGGAAGTCCTTGGCGCTGTGTCCGACCGGCTCCGCGTTCACGCCTGGCGCCCGGAACACCAGCAGGTAGTCAGCCATGCCCTGACGCGAGCGCGTGCTGTCTTTCAGCAGTTGCTTGTGGAGCAGGCCAAGAGCCTTGGTCCGCGTCATCTCGACAACCGGGTCTTTCCAGATCGTCACGCGGGAGTGGAGCGTCCAGCCATAGGCTTCGTGCGCGCGGATCAGATCGCCGGAGAAGTCCTTGATGCCGATCAGACCATCCTTCCATTTCGTGAGCGGCAGGTCGGAGCAATGGACCGCGGCAAGGCGTCCCGGCTTGATGACTCGGGTTAGGTGCTCGAGCATAAGAGCATAATGGAATTTGAACTCATCGCTAGTAGCGTTATTTCCCATATCGCATTCAGAATCACTGTAACAGAAAATATTCTCGAAAGGAGGAGAATATACAGTAAAACCAATTGTCATAGATGGTATTTGTCTCATTACGGCTATACAGTCGCCATTGTATAAAGCCCAATTATCTCCGTGTGCCTCATCTAAACACTTAACAATCATCATCTTATCCCCTTAGTTCTTTTGTTACATTGGCTTTACTATGCACCCATAGATGGCACGGCCGGCAAAGAAGCCTTAAATTCGTTGGGTCAGACCGAAGTTCTTTCACCTTGAACGACACCACATGATGAACCGCGAATTTTCTCTGTTTTGTTGCCACGGTCCTGCTATCCAATCCGCAACGCTCACATCGAGCATCAGCCCGGTGCCACACGGCTACACATGCCCGTTTCCATCCGTCAGTGTTATAAAATGCCTGACGTTCCGGGGTATGTCCGCCGTCCCATACAGGGTGCAGTGGGCCTGATTTCCCTTTCCAATAAGGACTTCCATCTGGGTTTTTTGGAAAGTGTCCATCGGCAAGTCTCGCGGCTCTTAGTTTTCCTTTTGTTTCTTCGGAATGGTGCCCCGTAAATCCAGCATGACCCGGCTGGAATTGTAATTCTGGATTATGTCCCCTCCTGTGGGTTTCTATCCCGTAACCCTTCAGCCAATGCCAGACCTGCTTCGAGTTACGGTTTACTATTTTTGCAATATCAGGAGCGCGAAGTCCTTCGATTTCGTATTTTTGCCTTAGCCAAGCCTCGTCAACCGGTTTTTGTGTTTTTTGCCAATCCCCCTTACACACTCTGTCGCAAAAGAAATTCGTTATTGGGATACCTGTCTCCGGATGGTAAAGACGCCTAGAAAGGACCTTCGCACACCAAAAGCATGAAACTTTATGGCGCGACCAATCTAAGTTTAATCCCCTAACAGCCATGGAGGTAATCGTGCTTCATAAGTTGGGTTATACACCACCCTTACCATGCTTGTCTTGCCTAAAGCGCGCCGGCTGGCGGCCCGCATCGCATCTTTCATCGTGGCATGGCTCTCAGCCTTGCGGTCAATGACGCGGCCGATCTGGTCTTCCCCCTCGGCCACGATAAGATGGACGTGCACGGGCCTGGTCTGGCCGAACCGCCAGCAGCGACGCACGGCCTGATACCAGCTTTCGTAGGAGAAGCTACGCCCCACGAACGCCATGCGCGCGCAGTGTTGCATATTCAAACCGGCACCCATGATGCGCGTTTTGCTGATCATAATGCGCGCGGCGCCAGTGACGAACGCATCGATGGCTTGTTCCTTGCGTTCCGGCGAATGCGATCCCCTGACCTCCGCAGCGTCGAGGATGCGTTCGGACAGAGCGTCCGCCTCGGCGTCGATGTCGCACCAGATCATCCACGGCTCGTCGCGTTCGGCAGTGACCAGGTTTGCGACCATATCAGCGCGCGCCTCGGCCGTCTGGCGCTTTAGGCCGAATACCTCGGTGGCTGACACATCGAAGCCAAACAGGCCGTCAGTGGGCTTGATATCGGCCTGCACGCGGTGGCGGTGGACGTGGAGCGGTGGCAGGACGAAGCGCGAGCCGTCGAAGCCCAGATCCTCCGGCCCAGACGCCATGACGGCCCATGACGCGCACCAATTCCAGAAGGCTTCGATCGCGTGCCCCTTGAGGCGCCATGTCCCGGTATCGTTGCTATCGTTCAGGAACCATCGAGTGAGCATGTCGGACTGCGACATCACCCCGAGGAACTCGGCATGGTTGCCAAGCTCGACGTGATCGTTCGGCGCTGGCGTGGCGGTGGCGCAGAGCCGGAACGGTGTGGCCGCGAACATGGCGATCAGATCGCGCGTGGTTTTGCCTGAAAAGTTCTTTAGGATGCTGCTTTCGTCCAGCACGACGCAGCCGAACGCCGTAGGGTCTAGCTTGTCCAGACGATCGTAGTTGCAGATGTATATGCTAGGCCCACCGACATGCCATTGTTCACGCACGACGTGCGTATCGTAGCCGAACCTATGCCCCTCGGCCTCGATTTGCCGTGCCACGGCGAGCGGTGTCAGGATCAACGATGGCTTTCCCGTAGCAATGGCGGCCTGCGCGGCGAACTCTAACTCGCAGATCGTTTTGCCCAATCCGGTATCGAGGAACAGCGCCGCCCGGCCTTGGCGCAGGCAGAACTCCGTGGCCGCCTTCTGAAAGTCGAACATGTGACCCGGCATGGTCGACGGCTCGATGCCGCTGGCGTGCGCGCGTGGCGCCTTACCGGCAAGGAACGCGAGGTATTCAGGCGTCATCATCCACCCCCACGATTTTGAATTGCTCCGGCACTGGCCCATTGATCCCGGTCAGTGCGTATCCACCAGCCTGCCGCACGCCGCGAAGCTCGATCGAGAAGCCGAATGGATCGCGGATGGTGCCGACGATCACGCCATCGCTCTCGCGGTGGATTTCGCCGGTCCAGCGGTAGGTGACGGTCATTTCTTCGGGCCGGTTTCGAGGTCGGCAATGGCATCATAATCGCTGGAATGGCCGCGAATTAACATCAATATGCCTTCGCCTCCATCAAACCGAAAGAGCATGTGACCATCGTGCGGCAATGACACTTCGAGTGATGGCAACGCTAATATTGCCGAAGCATACTTGCCGTTCATTGCTGCGTAGCGGAAAGTCACATACTGCACCTCACTCACTGTCCCGGTGCCGTCGCAATTGTCGCACTCGCACGCGCAATCAGGGCATTCATGGACCTTTCCGTCGTAGCAGCCGCAACTTTCACGTCCGGCAGGTGGCAGGGTAAACGCCTTGATCGGCGTCCACTTGTCGGTAGCGTGCATCGCAACCACGCTATCCCATGTCGATTGCACTTTCTCCGGCGCTCTTTCGTTGTCTGGTATTTCCGGCCGTAGAGGGACACGCACCATAATGTGGCCATTCGTCGCCCATGTGTATCCGCCTCGGGAGAACGGCGCATTGAGGTATGCGCGGAAGCTTTCATCCCCGCAGAACGGTTTCAGGTCGATCACACGAATATCCCCTTGTCATTGAGCGAGCGGCGCCGTTTGAGCGCGGCCGCGGTTGGTTTCTTCTCCACGCGAGCGAAGCGCTTGGCCGATGGCTTGCCCGTACTGGCTTCCTCGCGTCGGATCGCGGCGGCGGCCAGTAACGCGTCGGCGTGCATGGCCTTGCTATGGGCATCGGTGGTAAGGCGAACGCCACGACGGGCAAGTATGGTAGCGTAACCCTCCACGGTATCGCACCAATCCCAAACGTGCCCGCTATGCTTTATGGCGCTTCCAACTTCATACTGCTGGTCGGTTGGATGGTTTCCCGGTGCTTTCAATTCCACCCATATCGAAGGTAGCCCATGCACCAGAAGCACCGTGTCAGGCGTTCCCGCCACCAGTCCGCGGGCTTTCTCCCGAACGTGCGTGAACTGGCCTGACCGCTTCGACCGATCGATACCAGTGAAGAAATGCGGCACAGCGACGCACTCGCGGCTCCACTGGTTGATCTTCACCTGCAGCGCGGCCTCCGGCTTGATCATCGCACGCCTGCCGGCACCACGCGCTGCACGCCCGGCCGGTCGCACTCGCGATGTTGGTTCTTATCCCCGGCATTCCGCGTGCGGCAGTAATCGAATGGGTCAGCGCTGACGATCGTAACCGGCGTGGCACGAGGGCATTCCCCGCCGAAAGCTTCCCGCACGTCGTCGATCTGGCACAGCAACGCCACGGCCTGATCCCGGTATCCCCAGCGGAACAGCAGTTCGGCCTGACGTGCACGTTTGCAGTCGTGGAGTTCCCATAGGCCGCCGCCGGCGGATCCACCGCCACCGAGGCTCAGGCCGGCCACCGAGATCCCAGCGGCGCATGATGCGTTGCCTGTTCCCAGCGGCACCCCGAGGGCGAGGCCGCCGTTGACGGTGCC